GGGGACTTTGCGTTCATATGTTCCTACTATAGGTATGCATTGTTTCGCTTATGATAGTCCATTTATCAAGGGTGTTGCTATCCATGCTTGGTGGAATTTAGTCTGTATATTTCCACAGGGCACGTTTTATGAAACACTGTTCCTGCTTTCTGGTAACAACGATAAAGAAGCTTTGTATCAGTGTCATGAAGAGTGTGATGTAAAAGTGAAGGACATTGAAGTGGGCTCCGATCTGATCGTCAAAATACCCCCTATACCTGATTCGTGCAATAGGCGTGTTGATGATCGTAGAGTGTGTTTAGTGGGACCTGGTTATGTTTATGCAAGACCTTTGGTATTCAGATCTTGTATTCACAATGAGCTCTGTGCTGTAGTCGAACGGTTAGGTAAACATGTTCCTTGGCAAGACAGAGAAGGTTGTGTGAAAGAGTGGAAACACCTTGACCATACACTCCGCCAATCAGAGTATAAGAGTTTGTATGTTGATCGGATGAGGGATTCAATAGGTGATTCATTCCAACCTTATGGACTACATAAATGGTTGTCTAAATATCCTGCTCATTATAGGCAGCGATTAAAGGATGCATATTATGATGTTCACCAGGTGGGTTTGCAGTTTAATGATCTCAAAATTCGTGCCTTCGTCAAGACTGATGAGAAGATGCCATATACTATTGATACAGGCCATAAGCGCCCCAGAATTATTCAAGGGCGGTCAGAGAAAGTGAAAGCTTTCACTGGACCTGTGTTTTGTGCATTAGGTGATCATCTCAAATGTGCTTGGCCTCTTTCGCCAAATAGTGTCATTAATTATGCATCTGGATGTTCTTCAGAAGAGCTCGGTGATTTGTATAACTTGTATACCATGGCTGGTTATGTTCCACTGACATTTGATGGTAAAACTTTTGATTCAAGTGTAGGTCCAGGAGCAATATTGAGTTGGACGAATGATCTCCGCACTTTTGGTGTTAGTCACAAGTTAGTCACTTGGTCTGGTAAGCGTGCTGGTATACAACGCGGTTACACTAGGTCAGGTGTATTTTACACTCGTAGTGCTCAAGTTAATTCAGGTGATTGTGACACTTCTGTTGGTAACTCAGCCAACCATGGTAAACTGTGGTTAGCTTATTACATCTATTCTAAAGTTGACATGCACGTTATAATTAATGGTGACGATAGTGTTGTGTTTGTGTCAGCTGATGATGTTAAGAGAGTTCGCAGTGAAGTGCCTCATTTTGCGCTTAATTATGGTTTTGAACTTGTAGAAGATATCCCTGATTCATTGCATCACGTTTCTTTTTGTAGTGGTTATTTTTATAGAGTTGGTGATACTATGATATTTGGTCCTAAAATAGGTAGAGTATTAGCGAAGACTTTTTGGACTTATGATAAGTTAACTTCACATAAATCGCGTCGATGGTTGCGTGGTGTTGCGTTAGGACTTCAAGCTTCAACCTCTTTTATCCCAATACTGCATATTATCATCAAATCTATCATTGACAACACTTCTTCCTTGAAACCTCACTACACTCATCGGTCAAACTATGAGAAGATAGTTGCTCAAGAGATCCATAGTCCAACCATCGAAACTGTTAATCAGTTTTGTTCTATGTACGACTTAGAGCTCACTCAATTGGCACGTTTAGAATCAATAGTTAGTCGCATTGATTTCAGTCGGCCAGTTTTATTAGATTTAATTGAACCTCTTTTCTTAAGGTTCATTCATATTGACTTGTAATCGGTTTATTCCGGGGCACGGGGGAGTTGGATTTTGATTCAACTGTAGCATTTAG